GTACTCACATTAGAACAGACGATCCAACCGTTCCTTCTTCTGTAAAGTCAAATTGGTTCAATGCACCTGTTGTTTCAGTTGCAAGCGATGATTCTGCTTTGACTGTAACAGCTTCTTATTCAAATAGCAAAGTTACATTCACAGGAGCAAAAGAAAGCGGAGCAAGTTTCATATTTGCCGAAGGCTCTGTAATTGACGGACAGACAATCGGTGTTCTTGATTCAAACGGAGCATTGGTTGATGGTACATACGCAGTAGGCAAGACCGCTTCTGCAAGCCCGACAATCGTATTTACACCAGATGCCGAAGCCGAAACTCCTGCTTCTGTATTCGTAACAGGCGGATTGAAGGATTCATTCGGAGTAGGTGCAACACCTATGATTGATACAAGCCTTTAATTAAAAATTATTGTCAAAATGTCCCTTGTGGTTTATACTATGACTACAAGGGATTTTTTATTATAGGGGGAAAAAGAAATGGGAAAAGAACTTGAAAAATTGAAGAATGAAAAGGTTGTATTATTCATTCACGGCAAAGAAAGAGAAATCAAATTTGGGTTTTCTGCTTGGGCGAAAATTGAAGAAGAATTGGGCGGGCTTGACAATCTGGAAAAGTTGCAGGCAGATATAGAAAAATACCCATTCAAAACAATTCCACATCTTATTTGGTTGGGGCTTAAAGACAAGGAAGGTGTAACGGAAGAAACAGTTCTAGACGATTACGGCTTGGGCGATGTTAAAATGATTACAGAAACATTTGAAAAAGCCTTGTACGGATCCTTGCCTGTTGATGAAGAAAAAAAAGCGGAGAAGGAAGCATAACTGAATTGCCCTATACATATCTTCTTTATGAAGTATTGTCAATGGGGCTTTCGGAAGAATACTTTTGGGAATCCACTCCGAGAAAAATAATTGCTTTAATAGACCAAAAGAAAAAAGTTGAAAAGGTGCAACAAAAGAACTTGGCAATTTATATTGCCTGTTATGTTTGGGGAAAAAACCCAGACGAAAATGAAACCGAAGACAAGCCGATTGCAGGGCGAGATGTTCCGATAAGTGAAAATGCCTTGCGGTGCTTGTTATAAAGGGGTGATGTTATGGCAGATTACTCAATAAGTACCGAAGTCACGCTTGACGATAGCAAGTTTTCAAAGGGTGTAAAGAATGCCCAAAAATCAACTAAAAAACTTTCTTCTGTTCTTTCTAATGTAACGAAAGGATTTGGAAAAGGCGGTTTGCTTGGTGCAGTTTCGGGGGCGGGTTTAGCTTTAGGCGGAATCGGGCTTGCTGTAGGGGTTGCCGTAAAATCTTTTCAGAAACTTTCAAAGGCAATAGGCGAATGCACCGATGCCTATAAAAAACAACTTAATGCGGAAAGAGCTTTAGATACGGCTATACAAAACAGCCCTATAATGACAGAAAGTTCAAGCCGTAATCTCAAAGAATTTGCAAGCCAGATGCAAAGGACTTCAAATATAGGCGATGAAGAATTATTGCCGATGATGTCGCAATTAGTTGCAACAGGCAGAAGTGAAGCCGAAGTTATGAAGATAATTCAGACGGCAACAGATATGTCGGCAACGGGTACAATTTCCCTTGAAACAGCAGTTACACAATTAAACGCAACACTTAACGGAAATATCGGAAGGCTCGGACAACAGAACGCAGAATTAAAAGGCTTGACCGAAGAAGAATTGAAAAACGGAAAAGCCGTTGATATTCTTGCTTCAAAATATAAAGGAATGGCAGAAAACACGATTGACACTTCAAAGCAATTGAAGAACGCAATCGGGGATCTAAAAGAAGCCTACGGACAGGCTTTTGAAAATGCCCTTGCACCTGTAAGAAAATATTTTACGACAATTATTCAAGGTTGGGCAGATGCAAAAAAAGCTCGGGAAGAATACGACAAGGCGGAAAAAGCTAAAGAAAGCGGAACAGCGACAGGAACCCAATTAATACTTTATTATCAACAACAACTCAAATATATTGCAGACGAAAGGCTTGTATACGAAGGAATGTATGGTGCAGATTTGGAAATGGCACAAGCAAAACTCAAAGAGCTTGAATTAGAAGAACAAAGATATAAAAGCCTTATAGCAACAGAAAAATATAGAATAAAACTATCAGAAGATGCAAAACTTTCTGAAGCCGAAAAGCAGGAATTACTCGACAAGGAAAAAGAAAAAGAAGAAGAAATTGCAAAACTTAAAGAAAAGTATTTATTGAAAATAGCAGAACAAGAAGCCCGATGGAAGAATATCGAAACAGTAACAGGTGAAGTTGTAAGCAAGGAAGAAAAACTAAAATTCTATCAAGACGAACTTGTAAATATAATGACAGAAGCGGGCGGGGAAATTACAACAAATAATCAATATTACAAAGACCAAGTTGCAATTATTGAACGAATTGCAAAAGGAATTGGTGCAGTAGCAGAAACAAGCGATGAATGGAAAAAGAAACTTCTTGCACAAAGAATCGAAATGCTTGAACAGGAAAAAGAAGTTGTCATAGAACGGCTCAAAAATGAAGAAGCAACAGAAAAAGAAATATACGAAGTGCAAAAAGAATTTGCTTTGCAGATTATCGAATTAAAGAAACAGCAGATAGAAGAAGAAATGGAAATCGAACTTTCAAAAGTTCAGAAGTTCGAAAACGCAGAAGAAGAAATGCTCCGCATTCGTGAATATTACCAGAACAAAAAAATGGCAATGATCCAAAGCGAAGCCGTAACATACAAAGAAACTAATGATGGAGTTATAACAGGAACAATCTCAACTTGGGACAGGGTAAAGGGAATTGTTGCAGAAAACGGCGATGAAATAAAAGCGGTTTTCAAACAGATAGGAAAAGAAGTCATAGAAACATTTAAGAAAATGATAAGCGAATTGAAGAAGGTAGCAAAGGGAATTGTTAATATTTTCAAAAATCTTTTCAAGCTTGACATTGACGATGCTTTAGATTCTATTCTTGCCTTTGAAGATAGTGTCTTGACATTCTTTGTTGAAACCCTGCCGAAATTACCGCAATTTGTTTCAAGTGTTATGCAGTCTATTTCAGTTTTATTGCAAAGCATTTTAAGTTCTGGTGGCTTGTTAAACTTGGGTGAAATATTAAGTTCAATTTTATCAGACCTTATGCGACAGATACCGCAGATTATCAATGCCGTTGTTCCTGTCGTGAAGGCAATTATGAATGCCGTCATAAGTTCGTTGTCGAATATGAATATATTTGAAAGTTTGCTTGATATGATTGTAGACGGAATAGAATGGATCTTGGACAAACTTGTTTCGGCTTTGCCTATAATCTTAAAAGGCTTAATCGGGCTTATTGAGAAACTTCTTAAAAAACTTCCGCAATTGATAAAGATAATATTGCCCGCAATTACGAAAATAATAACAACTATTGTAAAGGCATTGCCGTCTTTATTGAAAGCCGTTATTCCAAACCTTTTGAAAGCCGTTTTGGAATTAGTAAAAGGGTTATTAAAAGAAATGCCGACAATAATTTCAGTTATAATTGAAGTATTGCCAGAAATAGTGAGTGCCGTAGTAGAAGGATTGTCGGAGTTCTTAAGTAGCCTTTCGGGAAAAGATATTGCAGTAATCATAAGCGGTGTAATTAAAGCAACAGCTTTGATTGCAGGTTCATTAATTAAGAACATCGGAAAAATCGTTGCCGAATTAATTCCTGTTATGATACAACTTGTTGTAGAGCTTGTAAAATCTGTGCCAGATATTGTTGAAGGAATGGGAACAGGTACTTGGGAAGGATTGCAAGATGTTGGCGAAGCCGTTTGGAGTGGACTAAAAACAGCGGGCGAAGCTGTAAAAGAAACAGGAAAGAAAATTGTAAATGGAGTGAAAAAATTATTCGGTTTTGCGACAGGAACAAATGATGCCCCGAAAGGTTTGGCCCTTGTAGGTGAAGCGGGACCAGAGCTTGTTAGGTTTAGGGGCGGTGAACAGGTATTGAATACAAGAAACACGCAGAAGGCATTGGCAGGAGTGGGCGGTAATACAAATAACTTCAATGTGGTTTTCAATAATTTACAGGACACAAGTGCTTATGCAATGATGTCACAGTTACGGGCATATAACAGAAATCTTGCTATAAACGGAATTATATAAGGGGTTAGAAAATGCAAAAGTTAGTATGGCAGAACGCAAACGGAACAGAACTTGATTTGACTAGCGGTAATTACGGAATTACAGAATGGGAAGGTTTTTCAAATACGGGCTTGAACATTCAGACACAGACAGTTCCGTTTCAAGACGGGGGCGTATTTTTAGACGCACTTATGGAACAAAGGGAATTATCTGTGACGCTTGCAATACAGGACAATAACAATTTGACCCTTCGTTATCAGCAGAGAAGGGAATTGATTTCTGCATTGAATCCGAAACTTGGCGAAGGCTATTTAATTTATACAAACGATTTTATCAGTAAAAGAATCAAGTGCGTTCCGCAAATCCCTATTTTTGAAACCCACAATTCTGATACCGCAGGAACACCGAAGGCTTCTTTGTCTTGGGTTGCCTGTGAGCCTTATTGGGAAGATTTGGAAGAAACTATAATAACCGTAGGAAACTCACAAACTGTAGTTGAAAATAATGGCGATGTTCCTTGTCAAATAAAGGCAGTATTGAACGCAGGCTCTAAAAACCCTGTATTGATTAACAATACAAATGAAAAGCAGATAGCACTTGAAGGATATTTCCGCAATGATGTTTTTGTTGATACAAACAATGGAAATAAAAAAATTGAAACAGATAAAATGATGTTTGATTGGTTGCAGGGTGGAAATATTTACAGTTGTTGCGTAGGGCAGGGGAAAATTGTTTTTGCAGGAGAAGTATCTTTTGTTAGAGATTATTACAAGGATGATTCTTATGTTATAGAGATAGACAACAGAAGTGCTTTACACGCAGTTGTTTACGCTCAAAATAAGTTTGTGGCAGTAGGGGACGACGGGGTTATCGCTTCATCAATAGATGGCAGAAAATGGACAACACAAAATAGCGGAGTTTCTACAAACCTTAGAGATATAATTTATTCTCCTGCAAGAAATCTTTTTATTGCAGTAGGACAATCGGGAACTGTTCTTACAAGTTCAGATGGGGTTAATTGGACAAAGAGAAACTTTATATCGGGTGGTAGTAGTTTTTATATCTATTGCATAACTTATGCCTTTAATAAGTTTTTCGTGGGTTGTGGTGGCGGAGTAATTGCTTATAGTTCAGATGGAATAAGTTGGGAAGGACAAACAGAAGAAGGAAGCGGTGCTATTGTAAATGGTATTACCTTTGCAAACGGGAAACTTGTAGCAGTATGCTCTGGTGGAAAAATTATAACAAGTACCAGCGGAGAAATGAACTCGTGGACTGCACAAACAAGTGGAATCAATACGGATTTACTAGGGGTTGCTTTTAATAGCAATACAAATATGATTATTGCTTGTGGTGGGTCGGGAAGAATTATTACAAGTTCAGACGGGGTTTCTTGGAGTTCCCGAACAAGCGGAGTAAGTATTGTGTTGAACAAGCCCGTTATAATTAGTGGTGATATATATGTAATGGGAAATGCAGGAACTTTGCTTTTAAGTACAGAAGGAACAACTTGGACACTTAAAGCAGGCGGAGTAAATGTAACTATATACAAAATTGCTTACGGAAACGGTATTTATGTCGCAGTAGGAACAAGCGGAATTATTCTTACATCTACTGATAGAAAAGCTTGGACAGAGCGAACAAGTGGAGTTTCAACAGATTTAACGGGAGTTGTGTATAATGAAACGCACGGTTTGTTTGTAGTTTGCGGTGCTTCGGGTGTAATATTAAATAGTGCAGATGGAATAACTTGGACAAGAATTACAATAAGCGGATATACAACAAACCTAAGAGATATTGCAATAAGCGACAATCCTTACAATCCAATAATGGTTATTGTTGGTGTTACGGGTGCATATTTGTATGGTGGAAATGGAACAACTTGGAATAGAAGTGTTATGTCGGGTGGCTACACTATGGAATCTATTTGTTATGGAAACGGACATTTTGTTGCAGTTGGGTCATCGGGAATGGTTGCTATATCTACATCGGGTTCCTCTTGGACTGTGCAATCATCGGGGTTTACGAATACATTCTATAGCGTCTGTTATGGAAACGGATATTTTGTTGCAGTTGGGTCATCGGGAAAAGTGATAAAATCTCAAGATAACGGAAGTACTTGGGTTGAAAAAAATAGCGGAACTACATACGGGTTATACTCTATAGCATACGGAAGTTATTATGGGTTTATTGCAGTTGGCAGTATGGGAACAGTAGTTTCAAGTGAAGATGGGGAGTCTTGGGTTGTAGAAGAAGATGGAATAAATATGACTATGAGAAGTGTTGCCTATTATGAATCAACTTATTTGATAAGTGGGGCTCAAGCGTTGATGATTAGTGCTTTTCTCGAGTTGAATAAAAATGTAATATCTTCCTTAAAGCCTTCATCAGATATGACTTTTAATCTAAAACAAGGTGAAAACGAAATTGAATATTTGACAGATAATAATTTAACCGCAGTTCTGTCATTCCGTCAGAAGTACATCGGGGTCTAAAATGATAATTTTTATCTTCGCATTGATAGTGATATTTATTCTTGTAAGGAGAAAATAAATGAGTTATAAAACAAAGCCGATTATAAAACTTTATAAATATGAAAACGCAGGATTTATCCTGCAAGCGATAATAGACGATTATCAAGAAGTGTCGTTTGAGCATAATATTTATGAAGCAGGAACATTTACAATCTCCATAAATTACAACATTCCGAACTCGCAACTTTTTCAAAGGGGATATTTTGTTCAATTCGGCGACAACTCTTATGACTTCGGTGAAATCTACTCGATACAAGACGCAATCGGCGAAGACGGAAAAGGAAGCCAGATAAGAACGATTACAGGTCGTGACGCAAGATACATTTTGAAAAGGCGAGTTATAAAAAACCTTAATTCAAACGGGCTTTGGGCTATGACCGACAAAGGCGAAATTGTTTTGCGTAATCTGATTCAAGACCAATGTGGAAGCAACGCAGAAAGCAAAAGACAACTGCCGATAGCAAATTCAATTCCTTCTTCGGCAGACGCAAAAGGCAAGGTCTATTCTGTTAGTGAAAACTTTTCTAACCTTTATGAAGTCTGCAAGACGATAGCGACACAATCAGAAATCGGGTGGCGAATGGCTTTTGACGGAACAAGCTTATCGCTTGAAGTTTTTTCGGGGCAGGACTTATCGCAGACAGTACGATTTGACACTAATTATGAAAGCCTTGCAAACGGGGAGTTTACGGACAGTTCTGATTCATTCAGCAACGCAATCTATATCGGGGGCAAGGGGCAGAATGACGACAGAGATATTTACGAAGGCGAAGACGGAACACCGACAGGATTTGACCGCTTTGAAAGTTGGGATAATCAGTCTAGTTTGACCATTGAAGAAGAATATGAAGCCGAAGCAATTTCAATGCTTACACAGTACGGGCAGACTTTAACAATGAGCGGAAACGGACTTGCAAAATGTCCTTATATTTTCCGTGAACAGTACGACATTGGTGATTTTATAACTGTTGCCTTTTCGGGTAAATCTGCAAAGGCACAAATCCTGTCAATTACAGAGCATTGGTCTTGGGGGGAATATGATATTCAGTTCTCATTCGGAAAACCACAGAACAATCTTGCAGATCAATTACAGTTGATGTTGCGTAAGATACAGGAAGCAAGCAACAAGACAAACTCAACCGATTCTGTTCGTTGGTACACAATCCCGACTGATACCGCAATGCCGAAAGCAGATGTTACATATAACACAATCGGCTTTATAGGTGAATGTGCAAGTGGTGGTTCTACTTTCCAACTGTATCTTGATAACGAAAAGACAGGTTCTAAAACCTATCATATATATTTCAAACAGTTGGGTGGTGGTAAACTTACATTGACAACGGGTGTTGCAGGTGCAACAAATCTAACTATAAATCCCGAAACAGGCGTTATTATTATTTATGTAGACGATAACGGAAATGTTACTAATTCGGGCGGAACGCCTGCCAATTCGGTTACTGCCGATAATATGCAATCTGTCTCTAGTGGTGCGGTTGCACAAGTTACAGATGGGTTAAAACTTATAGCTTGTAAAGAAAATGCTCCTGTTTCAATCACAACAAACGAAGGTGTGTTTTTCTATGGGGCAGGAGATAGCAGAGTTATCAGAGTGATTACAACGACAACGACAGTTACACCTACAAACTCCTTTTTTGGAGACCCTGCAAGTGGATACAACAAAAAAATGGTTGGGATTTATAGATAACTAAAAACAAGGAACACGAATAAAACTCAACATATTTTTTATATTTTATGTTTAACCGATAGCCCTAAATTTTATAGACAATGTGTAATTAGAACCTGCTGTTCTTTCGATTTTATCTCCTGCTTCTAATGGCAGACAAATACCTTGTTGAGCACCACCTGTTGATGTTATACACATATCCTGTACATTGTTTGATTTATCTGTTATTTTGAAATAAGCATAAGCCACACTTCCTGTTGGTGGATTTCCGTTTATATATACATACCCTTTCTTTTGTGCAGTATATGGCAAAGTTATTGTTTGAAACAACCCGACTGAAATTGCATTTGCCACCGCACCACTAGAGACAGATTGCATATTATCGGCAGTAGATTTTGACACAAAGAAAAAAAGGGTGTAAACTTAACATTATGAAGAAGTACATCTTAAAAATGATTGATGAAGAAACGGAACTCAACAGAAAAATCGTA